TCCTTAGTTTTGCCATTTATTATGTGATAAGATTTATAAGAGAAATAACGAAGTAATGTTAGGCGTTTTATATTTTAAGAGAAAAGTATATGCCAGACATTAAGGATATTCTAAAAAATGAAGACTTCGGAAGCATAGTCGGAGATTTATGCGTTGATACCCGAGAGAACCGTAATCCTCGCGAGTATATGGAAGAATACGATGGCGACAGGACTCGACGTAAAGAATCTGTCGGATATCGCGAACCGAAGAAGATCGCTGTATATTCAGAGACAGAAAAAGAAGTTGATCCCGATACAGGAGAAGAAAAGCCAAGGAGACTAGAGGATAAAACTGTAGAAGTCGCTCAAATTGTGACTAATCTACCAAAGAAGATAGTTCGTACCTCTGTTGCCTTTTTGTTTGGTGGTGAAATGACTATCACAGCTGAAGACCCAAATAACGGTTTTACCGAATTTAAGAATATCTATAAGCGTAAACTCAAGATGCAATCAGTTTTGAAAGAGTTTGCTAGAAAAGTTCTTTCAGAAACCAAAGCAGCTATTGTTTTCTATCCAGTTACCCGGGATGATGGAAAAAGCCAATTAAAGGTTAAGATTCTTTCTACTCCTAAAGATAACAATATCGAATGTGAATTCTATCCACATTTCGACGAGGACGACGATATGGACGGCTTCATCTATAAATACAATGCAGAAGTCAATGGCCGTACTTGTGAATGCGTGAAGATATACACGAAAGATGTTATCTATTCCGGAGTAATGGACGGCATTTGGCTAGTGAAAAAGACAAAAAACCTCTTTGGAAAGATTCCTGTAGTATATGCCGAAGTAGATTGCCCTGATTGGGAAGATGTTGCCAACTTGATTGATAAAAAGGAAATGAGGCTTTCCCGTTTGTCAGATACAAACGATTATTTCTCTGAACCAATTTTAAAAACCTATGGTCTTGCAAATCTACCAAGTAAAGAAACCGTTGGCAAGGAATTGAACTTCGGAATGGAAATAGACCCTGATACCGGTACATCGTATCATGGTGATGCCGACTACTTAGCGTGGCAGCAGTCCTGCGAATCCGTAACACTCGAGCTTAACCAATTAGACGATGCCATACACTCCGGAGCTTCCAGCCCTGATTTATCAATGAATAAGCTAATGGGATTAGGTAATTTAAGCGGAACATCTCGCCGATTTATGCTGATTGACGCGGAAATTAAAGCCAGTGAGCAGATGGAAATCTTCGGCCCTGCAGTTCAACGTACTGTGTCAATAGTTCAAGCAGGAATGGCTAACATCACACATACTAAGTATGCATCACAGCTAAATGATAATTTTATTGAGGTGGAGTTTGGCAGTATTCTCCCACAGGACCTGGCTGAAGAACTAAAGAATCTTGAAACAGCATCCCAATTCAATAGCAAAGAGACGATTATTAAAAATTCACCATATACGGATGATGTTGAAGAAGAGTTAGCCCGCAAGAAACAAGATGAGAAAGATACCGCTCAAAACAATTCATTCCTAGGAGCTACACTTTAACTATGCCTGGACTTTCTTTCTACGATAAACAGCATATACAGAAAGTTGCTGCACAGCAGGCCGTAATAGCCAATATCTTTAATCAGTTTATACTTTCTGTTTCCCCGTATCTCCGTAAATGGTCAGATGCGGGGAAAAACAATGTATGGATAAGCAATCAGGGAATAGAGAGTGCGGTTGACCGGGAACTACTAAACCTTGAATCAATGTTATATGCTAATATTTCCGCATTCCAAAAGGATGGCTGGGAACGAGCAGAGAGGAAGAATGATGATTTTATTTCCCTGTTCATCAAGGGAATGTCTATTTCTAGCGCAACTAAGGATGGAATGTTTACTCATAGCCTATCTGCATTTGAGGCTCTAAAGAATGATATAGATTCCAACGGTCTAAAATTGTCTGATAGAGTTTGGAATATTACACAGCAAACGAAATCGCAACTCGAATTCTATCTTGATAGCGGCGTAGTTGCCGGACGTAATTCAAACGGAATCAGTAGTGATATACGGCAAATTTTGCAAAATCCCCAAAAACGTTTTCGCCGGATCCGAAATGAGAAAGGTGAATTGGTTCTATCACAACCGATGAAAGATTATCATCCAGGGCAAGGTGTATACCGCTCTGCATACAAGAACGCTCTCCGAACATCTGCAACAACTACGAACACAGCTTATCGTAGTGCAGACTATGAACGTTGGAGTAAACAGGATTTTATACTAGGAATTGAGATACAGCGTTCGGCCAATAATCGCGGACCGTGTAAGATCTGTGATGCGATGGTTGGAAAATATCCTAAAACATTCAAGTTTACAGGCTTCCATCCTTTCTGTATCTGCTTCGCTACTCCCATTACGATGGAACCAGAAAATTTTGCGGATTTTCTGCTGAATGACACAGTTCCGAAAGAGCAGGTTATTACAGACATTCCCCAGGGAGCAAAGGATTTCGTCAGCGAGAATAAAGACGGATTGCAATCGGCTTTCTGGTATAAGGATAACTTTACCAATGATGGAGGACTACAAAGAGAAATAGTTTCCCAACCTATTACGAATGAAGTTATAAAGGTTTCTAAACCTAAACGTATCAAGACTGATGCTGAAATTACAGATATTAAACAAAAATGGAATGAACGAAAACTCTATAACAAAATAACCAACACAGAGAATGAAATACGCCTGAATAAAAGCTTTGAGACAGGAGTCTTATTTGACAAGAATGGTAATGTTGTAATCGATAAGCGCGGAGCCAAATATAGTGTTGAGTTTACGGATGAAGAATGTGCGAAGATGAAGGATTGCATTTTTACACATAATCACCCAAGAGGCTGGCAAGAGCCAGAAAAGAGTTTGGGACGAATTGGCAACTCATTCAGTCCGGCTGATATGTATCTTGCAATAGCCCATAATGTATCAGAAATGAGAGCTGTAACACCTAATTATACATTCGCTATGAAACGTCCCGAAGAAGGATGGGGAATTACAATTAGTAAATTCGAAAAGCTAGTGAATCGGGAGAATAACAAACTAAGAGCAGAGTTTACTGCTAGAATCAATAATAATACACTATCCCCAACAATGGCTTCAGTGGTCCATTATCATATATTATGGAAACGGATATCCGAAAAAATGGGATGGAGTTATACAAAAGCGAAAACTAGTTAATTGGATTCTTTTAGGAAGACGAACTCCCCTTTTTGGTCGCTTTCTTTTTTGTCATGTACCTGTGAACCATCAAGGTATTTAACAGGAATACCATTAGGGTATGCCGGGCATTTTAATTTATCAAAATTAAAATGCTTGCATTGTGTACACTTAGATATATACACATTGTAATATTCATGTCTATCTTCTATATAATCCATTCTACGCTTTAACTTAATTACAAATGTATGCATTTGATTCTGAAATAAAATATATAAGCAGGAAAAATTTACTCCCAATATATTTTAAGGAAAAAAGTATGAAGATTTTAGCAACCATCAAAGCAGCTTTGAAAAAAGCTGGAATTCCTGAAAAGTATGCGGCCAAGGTGCAAGCTCTTTTTGACATCGAAAGTGAAGAGAATCTGGATAACTATATTGGGTTATTCAAGGATAATATTCTTCCGGACTTGGTATCAAATGAACAAGGCAGTCAAGCCAGTATTGATGCTGCTATTGCCGCTTATGAGAAAAAATACGGTTTGAAGGATGGAAAACCTATTGAGACAACTAAGACTAAAAAAACTAAGAAGCCGAAAGATGACGAAGAAGATGAAGACGAGGACGAAGATCTCGAAGGCTTGCCTGCTTCTGTTGTTAAGTTGTTGAAAGCCCAGCAGAAACAGATTTCCGAGTTGGCTGCATCTGTCTCTACTGTCGCTACAACAGTCACTACTTCTACGAAGCAGGCATCTGCTAAAGCATTGTTTGCAGATTCTAAACTCCCTGCAAAATGGTTTAATCGTATTGATGTCAATTCTGAAACTTCTGTTGAAGACCAGATTAAAGAGCTTCAAGAAGAATTTGCCGAAATCAAACAATCTGTTATTGATGATGAAGTCGCCGGTGGTGATTACAAGCCTAACTCTTACAAGCCGAAAGAGCGTTCAGAGAAAGAATGGCTGGACTTGATGGAAGATGAAGAAGGTTCTGATAACGGAGTTGCCAGCCTCGGTCTGGAAGATTAATAATTAATTCATTGTATTATGTTTAGAAAAAAAGAAACTGAATTTCAGTATGCTCCCGGTATAGAGAAGATTATCGAGGACATCCAAGGCGGTGGAACCATCGCTCGTGCGGAACTGAAGGGAATCATTGACGAACTTCCTCCGCTTGTGATTGTGGGTAAAGATTCCAATGGACTTTATCATGTCGTAAAAACGGCAAAGGTTACAGCCGCCGTCGCTGCTGCTGCCACGGCAGTACAAGTCGCAAAAGGGCATCTGTTTAAAGTCGGAGAAGCAATTACAGTTGGCGGTGCTCTTAAGGGGGCGTCTGATTTGATTGCTGCTATTGATAAGAGCAATGCTTCTTATGATACAATTACCGTTGCTGGTGCTATTGGTGCTGCTGCTATTGGTGATGTGCTTATTTTGGCTAACGTAAAAGCTGCTGCTAATGCCGCCAAGTTCAAGTATGTACCGGAAGCTATTACTATGAACAAAGTAGATGTAACTGTTGCAAATCAACAGTCTGGTCTCCTTGTGCGTGGTACTGTTAATGAGAGTGTAATGCCTTACCCGATTGATAAAGACCTGAAGGCAACGCTTGGTTTTATTCGTTTTGTCTAATCCATTAAAATAATGATATATGGAAAGAAGTTTAATTAAACAAGTGAACCGTAAGAACATGGGAGCACGACTTAACTCACGTAAGGTTAAGCCGGTATTCTTCCCTAACTTCTTCGGTGTAAAGCAGAAAGATTCTCTGAAATGGGAAACTTTGACCGGAGAGAAAGGTGCTCCTGTTATTGCAGACGTTATCAGCTTTGATTCTTCTGCACCGCAAAAGAAACGTGAAGTTGTAGGTAAGATGTCAGGTGATATCCCCAAGACTGCCGTTAAGCGTGGTATGAATGAAAGCGACTGGAACGAATACCGGCAACTTAGCCGTGATTGTGAAGGTGATTCGGATTTGAAATCTATCCTTGACCTCGCTTTCAAAGATCAGGACTTTGTATATAACGCTGTTCGTGGACGTTTCGAATGGTGGTGCATGCAGCTGATGTCTAAAGGTGGGTTCACTCTAAACTCAAGCAATAATAACGGTATTGTTACCGAGGAATTTGTTGGTTGTGGTATGAAGAATGAAAATAAAAAGGTTTCTGCTGCTGACTGGGCAAATGCAAACACTGCAGACGGATTGCAAGACATTGAAGATACAGTAGTTTCTGCCTCTGCTGATGGTGTTACCATTAAGTACGTAGTGATGCGTAAAGATCGATTTGCTTTATTGAAGAAACAGAAAGCCGTTATCGAGAAAGTTAAAGGCTGGATCAATCAGAAAGAAAAGCTGACTATCTCCAAGAAAGTTATCAATGAATATCTCTCTGCACAAGAGAATACAGAAGGTGTTCAAATTGTCTTAGTGAGCCCGGCTGTTCGTATTGAAGATGCTTCTCATAATCGCACTACGATCAATCCATGGGAAGCCGCTAATATCTGTTTTTTGGAAGATTTACAATGCGGTGACATCCAACATGGTCCTATTGCAGCGGAACATTCTGTCGAGTACAAGAAGAAAGCAACAACACTGAAAAAAGACTTTGTTTTTATCAGCAAGTGGTCTGAACTTGAACCGTTCAAAGAGTGGACTAAAGCAGAAGCTAATGCCATCCCGGTAGTCAACGATCCTGATGCAATGTATATCATGAAAACTGATGCCAAGGAATGGGCGGCCGATGAAGATACTGAAAAAACAGATGAAGAGTAAACTATAATGGCAACAATCAGAGAAACAATACTGGAATATCCATCTATTGGGGATATGGAAGGCTTCTTGGATAAGGTAGTCTTCGTTAGGCGGGGTATCAACCCCGAAGCGGAATGTACTACTGAAAGCATGAAGCAAGTCGGTCTTTGTGTCGCTGATATGTATGCCATGATGGTAAACTCTCAAGATTTCAGTGAAAACAAGCTTTCTATCACTCATCCCCGTTCTTTCTATATTCAGACTGCAAAGCAACTGTACATAGAGAACGGGGAGCCGGAGAAAGCTGCTAAACTTGAGAAACGAATCATTATCAAAGGGAGAGCTGGCAACAGATGGTAAAACGGTATCCACATACAGCAATAGTTACTATTGAGGCTAACGGGCACTTAGTTAATGGTGAATGGGTTCCTGGGAAACCGGTTGAAATATCTGTCCCCGGACGCTACGACCCGGTAAGCGATGGAAGAATTGTTTTAAAACACAATTCGGCTGGTGATGAAACACAGGTACATGGCTATTTCTACTCCAAAATGCAACCGCCGGCAGATAGTAAGTTTTTGCGTTTGAAAGTTGCATCAAAGGGTATTGATGTACCGGTTATCTGTTGGGAACCTTATCAATCACATTCAATTATCAACGTATGAAAAACGGCATGACTCCCCTATTCGACCAACAGTCACTAGAACGTTGGTTCGATCACTTTCAAAACCGAGCAGAAGAAAGAATGTTGAAACTTCTACAAGGTGCTGGTGAAAAGTTTGTCGAAGTGGCTCGTAAAAGTGCTTCATTTGATGATCATAGTGGTAATCTTCGTTCCTCTATCGGGTATGTGATTGCAAAAGACGGTGAAGTGCTTACAGAAAACTTCCAAGAGAGTGACAAAGGAACTGATAAAATTACCGGTAAATATAAGGGACACAGGCTCGCCAAGGAAGTCTCGTTATCGCATACCGGTGGTTATGTGTTGGTAGGTGTTGCAGGAATGGAGTATGCGGCAGCCGTGGAAGCTAAAGGGTATGAAGTCGTTTCAGGGGCTAATACGCAATGTGAGAAATACCTAAGAGACACATTGAAGTTATTTTTTAGTAATATGTAGCTATGGATGAATTTGACGCTGTAGATATAGTTTATAATGCTGTGGCCGCTGCGGGCACCGATGTTATGATTTACAAGGACAAATCGGAAGCAGGCTTGACCAATGAACATATCGTTATCAATCATCTGCAATTGAATGAACTTGACTTTATCAATAAAGTGCCTGTTAACATCAATATCTTCGTACCTTGGAGTGATGAGAATGGTATGTTAAAACGTCAACGAATGAAAGAATTAAAGCGTAAGGTGCGGAAGTCGCTTGATTCAATCAATAGTAATGACGGTGTATGTAAAGAAGTGACAGTTCTCTGGAGTGTTCCAATGCCGGACTTGAAAGAGAAATTCGCTTGTACAAATATTAGATTAGAAATTTTAATAGATCAATAATTATGGCAGGAGAAGTAAGACCTATCGCTATGGGCGTAGGTAAAATTAAATTTGGAACAGTCGGTGACGGCGTTCCCGGTGCAGATCTCAAAGATTATCCCCTTCCGACCAAAGGGAGTGTTGCATTCAACTTTGCAGATCCCAAAGAAGTAAAAATTGAAGTGGAAGGCAGTGAAGAACCTTTTTATGTTGAACTTGTGAAAGATACGACAGATTATGTCGAGTTCTCTATCCCTACTCCATCAAATGAGGTTCTCAAAGAACTGGCAGGCGGTGAAGTAGATACAACAGGCGGAAAAAACATTTGGAAAAAGCCTATTAACACTCCCTCTATTTCAAAAACGTTCCAGTGCGAAACATTACCTAAAAACGGTAAGAAGGTCGTTTATACCATCGTGAATGGTAAGATCGCCTCAAAGATTTCGCAGGCTCCCGGATCAGAACAAGCAGAGTTATTGCTTGTTCGTGTATATATGCAGGCTGCTGTTACTGTAGACGGTAAGAGACAGACCGCTTTTATGCGCGAAGTAGTTACTATTGCCGAAGGCGGAGAAGCCCCAGCTAATGCAGCGAATGTCGAAAGCGGAGAAGCTGCTCCAAGTGGTGCGAAAAAATAATTAACGGTCCTGTATAGCTTAAGTTGGTTAGAGCGCTACATTTATTAAGTAGAGACCGGCGGTTCGATTCCGTCTACAGGAACAAACTATTGAAGGATGGAGCTGAAAGTATTGAAGGTTAGTTGCAAATAACCGGAAGTATTGCCCGGAAGTACAACGGGCTAGGCTCCTTGAGGAAATTATGAGTATAAAGAACTTATTTCAGCAAGAATCGGAATCTGTAACGGAGCAGCCTGTCAAGATTCCATTTGATTTTACTAACCGAGATTCTATTCCAAAAGGAAAGGATCCCGGTGATTGTATTGTAATAAAGCCTATCACTGTCCGGACATGGTTTAGAATTCGTCCGCTTCTCCTTGAAATTGAAAAGGAAGATATTGATAAAATGATTGTGAAAGATGGTGAGCTGAATGCTGATTTTCCAGAATTGATGAATAAATATGGAGGACTACTTCTTGATGTCGTTTGCCTGGGCATTCATAACAAGCCTAGTGATCCACCGGCATGGTTTAAAAAAGCCCTCATTGACAATACGACATGGGAGGATATACGCATATTATTCAATGCAATCATATATCGCATAGGGTATCACCCTTTTTGTACCTCTATCACGATGCTTCGGAACGTGAGCCCGCTACGAGAGACGGAGATAATAGCCGCTCGGAAGAATCTGCAAAGTTGGAAGGATATAACCAAAGCAGATTCTTAGTTATTGCAAAAGAAGCTCTAGGATTAACGTTTAATCAGACGTTGGATAGTAGCTATGGATTAATAGAGATATTGCTTCAGGAGTACTCATTTGTGATGAGACAGCGTAATAAGACGACTGACGAAGACGGAAATGTTGAAGGACGAGATTATGAGTGGGTAGAACTTCCGTCTTTTGATGACCCTAGTAAGACAGTCAGGATAAAGAAATATAACGATATTGCTGGAAAGGTCAAACGATAAGGTAATTTGCCATTGTGTTTATATATTAGGTTAACTGTTTTTTTATAAATTGGTTTAGAGTATGTTTTCTAGTCCCTTGTATCTGTGAAGATATGGGGGATTATTTTTTAATCTCCTGAAGCTTCTGATTGAGAGATGCATTATCCCGCTGTAGATTCTCAATCAATCTTTTCTGATAAGCGAGCATCCCTTCAATTCTTCCTTCATCCTTGCCCTTCTTGTAAGCAGCATTAATTTCTTCTTCTGTGTAGTTCCTTTTATTCGCTACAGATACGTTCTCATTTTCCTTGGTCATGGCGCTAATGAATAGTAATTTATATATTATAGAAAAAGGCTATCTCTCCCCTATTCTTTCCGACCAAGGAACATAATCTATTGCAACGCATTAGGATTATGTAGCAAAGGGAATTGATAGCCTATATTGTGGTATAGTAGGCGAATCAACTCCCTAATACGTTGAAATAAAAATCGTTCCTTGGTCTTAGAACACTGCAAAGATGCTTATTCTTCTCGAAATAGCCAAATTTTACCTCCTCTTTATATTTTAAGAATAAATGCTATATGGGTATTCAGAATAAAGATGGTGCGTTATATTTCGCTACAGGTATAGATAATTCAGGGCTATATTCCGGGCGTCAAGAAGCGATGGGAATCATAAAGGCAATGGCCGGTGAAATTACCGCTTTTGATGTATTCGGAGGGATTGGCATTAGTGCGGGAATCGCTTTTACTCAAGCAGCCAAAGAAGCATATAACTTCGAAAAGCAGTTCCAGCAAAGCATGAAAGAAGTTGCTACTCTTTCAAGCGGGATAAAAGGCAGTCTTACCGATTTTATGAATAGCGTTATTGATATGACTAGAGAGGTTCCAGTCGGAGCCGTAGAGTCAGCGAAAGCACTATATCAGATTGTATCTGCAGGACATGATGGAGCGGATGCTATGAATATTCTAAAAGTATCTGCTAAGGCTGCTATCGGCGGCGTTACAGAAACGGCTACTTCGGCAGATGCTATCACTACAATTCTTAATGCATATAAAAAAGGAGCTTCTGAAGCAGAATCTGTTTCTGATATGTTATTTACCACAGCCAAGCTTGGTAAAACTACAATGGGAGAACTTGGAAAGAGTATTGCTCAAGCTGCTCCCATTGCCTCGTCCTTCGGTATTGATATTGAAGACGTGCTAGCAGCTGTCGTATCAATAACCAAACAAGGTGTTCCAACAGCCGAAGCGATGACTAAAATACGTGCGGCAATTATGGGAACGGCTAACCATTTAGGTGATGCAGCCTTTTCCGGACGTTCTTTCCAGGAAGCATTACAGCTGATCTATAACGAAGCAAACGGAAGTACTACAAAAATGAAAGAATTATTGGGTACCGACGAAGCTTTACAGGCTGCACTAATGATAACCGGACAAAATGCAGTAGGTGCTGCGTCCGATCTGGAACAAATGAAAAATGCAACAGGTGCCGCAGAAGCTGCTTTTATAGAAATGTCCTCATCAGCCGAGAATCAAATGAAGCTTCTTGGTAATAATATAACAGCTGCCCTTCGCCCGTTAGGAAAAGAAATCTTAAAGGAAATATCCAGTGCAGCGCAATCTATGAATGAAGCCTTTGCTGACGGAAGCGCTCAAGAAGCATTGAAAGAAATAGGAGCATTAATAGTTGTTGTTACGACTGCCCTTGCAGGATACAAAGGCAGTATTCTTGCTGTAAGTACTGCTAAGCAAGTATATGCAACGGTAACAGCAATTGTAAATCGACAGCGTGCTATTGAGGCCGCTGATTTAGTCCTAAAGAAAGGCTTGTACGCTATTGAGGCAACAATGATTGCAAAGAATACATCTTCTCGTATCTTATTGACAAAAGCCCTCAAAGCTCAAACTATTGCACAACTAAAAAATGCTGCTGCAATGTTAACTAATCCTTATGTATTAGCAGCTGCCGCATTTGCAGGGCTTGGGTATGCAATTTACAAATGTGCTACAGCAGAATCTGTCTCCGAAAGAGCTATAAGAAAGCATAATGCTGCTATGGAGACTCAAAAAAAACATTTTGATGAATTGAAAAATAAGGCAGAAAGTCTTGTCAATATTATAAGAGATGAAACATCCAGTCAATTTGATAAATTAAGTGCATACAAACAACTTCAATCTATAATGCCAAATGTTTTAAAAAATCTTGATTTAGAGAAGATTAAAACAATGGAACTCCATGATATTTTAAAACTACTCAACAAAGATAAAAATGAGCAATATGTAATGGGGATTAAGGTTAGAGCTGTTATGAAGCAAGAAGAACTTGATGCAGCTACCGCTGAATGGCAAAAGGCTATCGATGAAGCTGAAAAAAATAGAAAAGATGGTATTGAAGATCCAGGATTAAGTATAAGAATTGGACGATTAGCCAAAAAGAAGAATGAAGCTGCAGAGTCTGCCCGTCTTGCAAAAGAAGAAGTAGAGAAAATAAATGAAATTCAGAAGAAAGCAAAGGAAGAACAAAAGAAAGAAGAAGAAAAAGCTGCCATTCAAAATAAAGCCTTTTGGACAAAACAAAAAGAAGATGCTACTAAAGCATTGGAATCAATCGCTTCAGCACAAAAGAAGCAAATGGATGCCGGAAAGTTCAAAGGGATAGATTCTGCTGTGGTAAAGTCTTATAAAGAAAATGTCAAGAAGCTAAAGGAGGCTGAAAAAGAATTAAAAGTCTATGATTCATCTTCCAAGAAGGATGACCAAGCGAAAAAGCTACGTGAAGAACAGGAGAAAT